TTTAGCTCTGCTGTCTCTGCTGGAGCAGCTGGTGGTGGTGCTGGTTGTGGGTCTGGTGACCTATGTTTTCCGCCTCCGCACATATTATCTGTCCTCCTTTGTTGGTATCTTGTTAATCTGCTTCATCTGCTAATCTCTCCTTTGTTTAAGTTTCTCTAGTTCATCTATTAAAAAGTCTATAACACTTCTTTGCCCTAGCTTAAAGTAAAGTTCTTTCTTAGTTAGGTTAAAGTCAGGGCTCTTAGAGTTTCTTATGGATAATCTAGGATAAGCTTCATTTAAAGCTACTATTAATCTCTCGTGGTCTATGCTTATAGGTATAGCCATAACTCTCCTTTTAGATAATCTATAACCCCCCTTACCCCCCTTTGGAGAATGTGTTTTTCTCCTATAAGTGGCGTGTGATTTCAAATGCCCTATTTTAGGGGGTTTCTAAAGGTTGGGTAAATGTGCGTTTCTAAGGTCAATATTAAGAGGTTCATAGCTCCAAAGAATAGGCTTACCTCCTTTAAACTCATCAACTCTTAGCATCCTTGCTACTCTAGCTTGGACTATTGCATCATCATTGGCATACATAAAGTAATTATCTATGTCGCCCTCACACTTGTCATAGTAAGGCTTCATATACCAAGAGAGAATAGCCTCCCAAATATCTTTACAAGGTAGTGCTTTCTTTACTATCTTGTTACCTTCTAAGCTTATCTGCCACTTTAGGTATTCATTTAGGATTTCTTCAGCCTTTTTCTTACCTATGCCTTTACACCCACCATAACCATCTGTGCTATCTCCTGTAAGCACTTGTGTAAAGAATACACGCTGTCCTTGAGCGTAGCTAAGCTCATATCTTAAGTCCTTACGCCAGTTGTAGTGCTCCCCCTCAACTTGGTTTAGGTCTTTATCTATATGAGCTAAGATGTTATTTATTGGGTCATTGCTAAGATGTATAGAGCAGGCGTCATCTGCTTCTATCTTAGTAGTTATCTTTGCACCATACTTGGTTACTGCATACTCTTTTAACATTGGTAAGAGCTGTGGTTTTGGTAGGTCTTTTCTGTTGTGTTTGTAGGTTGGTAAGATGTCATACCTAAAGTTAGTTTTACCTGTAAGATAAAGCTGTGTCTTAGAGCATTTGGTGTTATCCTTTAGCTTCTCTATTGCTTCATCTAAACTCTTTCTTGCTCCCTCTTCATCAAGGACTACTACTTGGTTATCCTCTGAGAAGTCAAAGGTGCTCTCATTAACGCTAGCAGCCTCATAGAGCAAGCTATCTGCGTCTATGATAAGTGTTTTATCATTTTTCTTTAATAATCTCCTCGCCAAAGATAAGCTCCTTTATGTCCTCTTTGCACTGCTCTTTGTCTCTGCCTTCTTCATAGGCACGTATAAGATACTCCATAGCCATATTTAAATCTACATTACCAACAGGGATTACCTTGCTTAGTAGCTCAAGCATTAAAAAACCCTGATTAGTCATATCATTTATGTAGGCTACGTTAGCTCTATGCTCTATATAGTCATCTCCGTAAAATGTTGAGATTAATCTAGCTTGAAACACCCTTAGCCAAAAGACGTAAGAGCAATACTCATAAATCATCTCAGACATATTGTTAGCTCTGTAACTAGCCATAAAATCTGAAGAGATGTCTGTAAGGGTCATAGTCACATCCCTAACGTTAAACTCTGTTCTGTCTCCACTTGTTAAAGCCCAGTCAAGTATCCTCTTTTGTTTGCTGCCATTTATCACTTTTCACTCTCCTTTATTTTTAGTAGTATTAGATAGCCTATAAGGTCAGTTATAGTATCTTCGTTGTAACTCTCGTTACCTTTTGCTATACGGCTTAGCTTGTCATCTATACGCACTCTAAGACCCTCTAGCTCATCAGCCTTGCTAAATATCCTCACAGGCTCAAATGCAGAGTTGCCATAGCTCTCGTTTTTCTTTATTAGAGTTGTTGCTATGTCTCTTACAACTTCTGTAACCTTGTCTCTAAAGTCCATTTAAACCTCCTTTATGTAGTAGCCCTTATATCTTCTCTCTTTAGGTTTAAGGGCATCATTAAGCTCTTTAGCTCTAGCAAGAGCTACTGCACGTGATGTATATGTAGCTATTGTCTTAGCTTCATTCAAGCTTCTATCAAAGCTATAAACTTCGTAACTCTTTGTCATAGCTATCCTTTACAACGTGAGGCTTAACAAAGAAAAAGGCTGTATCGTTCTCTTTGATAGCTCTTTCGTTTTGCTGATTTGCTTCAAACTCTGCTAGCTTCTCATCAAAGAAGCATTGATGAAAGCAGGTTCTGTCATCTTTTATTATTCTGACTTCATATATTTTTATCATATAGTTTTCTCTCCTCTTCTTCTAAACTAGGTCTTCTTCTCCAAGACCACCATTCAGAGCCATCATACTCCTCTCGCTCTAGCCAATCAGGGGTATCTTTAAAGGTTATAAATCCTCTCCAATACTGAGTGCCATAGCCCCTATCATAGCTAAGCTCACTCTTAGGTATCTCATCCCAAGTGATTTCTCCTTTACCTATGTAGCTAGGATTGTCCGAGACATACCAACCCCCTATATACTCAAGCTTGTATTCATCTACTTTGTGGTCTCCTATGAGCTCCATAGTTTCTTGTTTAAAGTTAGTCATTATCTCTCCTCTCAAAATACCAACACACACTTTTATAAATGTTTTCCCAAAACTCCATAAAAGGTTCTGGTGCTTCTTTTATACGTGGCAACACTGCTTTTGGCATACATATCGCAAGCAGAGGAATTAATAGTCCAAAGTAAGCGACAAATGATATAATGAAAAGAGGGCTAAATATAAGCAGGACTAGCCATTTTTGAAGTGTTTTTAATCTACGCATCGAGTAACTCCTTATCCTCATAGATGTTGCCTAAGACTTTTAGATTATCTACTTCATTGAAATACCCGTTGTAATGGTCTTTAGCCTTAAGTACGTAGCTAGCAGCATTGCTATCCCATTCAACAATGCCTTTATAGTTTCGTTTAGATGCTGTAAAACTAATGATATCTTTTTCAAATATTCTGCAACAATGAATATCCTTTATGCCTGTGTATTGCATAACATCATACAAGCTAGGGCAATCTAGTATTGCTCCAAAAGATGATATATCAACAGGATAGCTATCATAGGTATGCTCTGCATCATATATCATTTTCTTTTCTTCTTTATCCCAAACTCTATATCTTGGTCTCATTAGTTCTCCTTTAGTTTAAATCCAAGAGCATATATAGGCTTTCACATAAGCGTATCGTGATTAGCTGCAAACTCTTTATCCATTTCAGGTATAGTCTTTCTAAATAGGCATATAGAGTATCTTTTAGAGACATAATCGTAAATATTAAAACACCACAATACATCTCGTTCATTGATAAACTCTTTCTCTACATATTCAGGAGTTTTATTTACCATATCATCTAGCCTGTAAAACTCTTGTGTTGCTTCAGTGACCTCATATACTTCAATGTCTGTATAACCTTCGTCTGATTTATAAACTAATCTATCTCCTACTTTAAACTTAGGTGCAGAGTTGGGTCTTATTCTGTATTCCTCTCTATCAAAATCCCAAGTATCCGTGCCTTTTGCAAACCAGCATTGAAAAATGGTATCGTAGGCATCCACGATTTTACCCTCAGCATAGGCTGTGATAAGCTCTATCTTTTCTTCTGTTGTCATTTGTCTGTCTCCTTATTATTGATAGGTAATCTAAATCCTATAGAGTACATAGGTGTAATATCTGTTATCTGTCCTTTATAGTATTCTTGAATATCTGGTATTGTTGTCATAGTCGTATTAAGTAATTTATTAGCGTTATCTGGAGTTACCCCAGTAAAGAACCATAGCACTTCGTTTATATCTATGAAGTTACTATGGGCAAACTTTTTACTTCTTCCAACTCCACCATCGAAGTAGTACCAGTCGTTACTTATTTCTGTACATTTATATAGTGCTGGATTAGCTTTACCTTCTTCAGTTTTATCTACTAATACGTCTCCTACTTTAAACTTAGGTGCAGAGTTAGGTTTAATACGATACTGACCTAATTCAAAGTTCCAAGCATCTAAACCTACTGGTTGCCACACCTCTACTCCATCATATTCATAAAGACGTTCTACTGTCTCTTTGTTATGGTAAGCAGTAATTATCTTTATCTTTTCTTCCAGTGTCATCATCATCATATATCCTTTTAAAATCATTTGCAGAGCCTTAGAGAGCTTTTAACCCTTTAAGGCTATCATTTATCATCTAAGAAGCGTTCGTTTAACCTAGAGCTTCCTAGACACCTTTATGCACGTGTTAAAACTTTTGGTTATTTTTAACACATCATCTTATTACCTCTATAAAAACCAACATAGCTACCAAGCCAACAATGCTTGAGAGCATAAATCTATTAAGAGCAATATCTATCTTTTCTTCAAATAACATCATCTATCCTTTTATCAGTGTGTTTCTTTCCAAGAGTTGCCTATCTTGGCTTCTCCTGCTAGTGGTATCCTAAACTTAAAAAACTCTGTAACAAGCTCAAAGCTCTTTAGGCATATCTCACTAACCCTAGTGGCGTACTCTTCTTTGACTTGGATTTGCACCTCGTCGTGGATGTTTGCCACAAACTCATAATCATCTCCAGCCTTTAGCTCCCTTTGTAAGAGTTCATCAAGGGTTACTAGATACTGCTTCATCACGATAGCTCCAGCACTTTGTAGAAGCACATTAAGAGCTGAGTGTGCTGAGCGTATCTTTAGGGTTCGCCCATCTAAACCTTTAATAAACTTTTGGGATTTTGCTTTAGCTGCTACGTCTTCACGTAGGCTTGTAAGGGCAGGTAAGCTTTTTAGAAATCTCTCCTTTATAAGCCAACCATCTATGGCATAGCATATTAGGTCAGAGTTAAGTTCTACCCATCTACCTTTGCTTACCTTAGTGTAATGCTTACCATCCTTTGTAAAGCTATCTTTTAGAAATCTCTTTTTGTATTCTTCATATTTTTTAGGATACTCAGCCTTAAGTTTCCTAACTTGCTCTAAGGGGTTGTTGATACTTAAGCCTATCCTTAAGTCTCCACCGCCGTAAAGCCAGCTATCAGTTACGTTCAATAGGGGTCGCAAGCCCCTACCAGCCTTTGCAGGCATCTGTATATTTCTATACAGCTCAGACTATATCTTCATCCTATCTCTAGGAGCAAGGCGTTTCAGACACCATAAGCTTGTGCCTTACATAATAGTCGTTGCACCTTCCAAGTATTGTTGTGCGTTTCTTAGCCACTCAGGATTATCTTTAAATAACCCTAAAGCTTTGTTACAGCTAGGACATAATAAACCTCTTACCTTACCAGTCTTATGGTCGTGGTCTAATACGAGTTTTATTATGTGGCACTCTTTAACTTTAAAGCCCTCTCCACCGCATATCTTGCATCTACCTTTTTGCTCTGCATACATCCTTACGTAATCTGCGTAAGTTACACCATACTCTCTTGTTAGGTAGTGGTCGATTGTTGCTTCATCTTTACAAGCATCAGAGCAGTAACACTCACTTGGTGCTTTAGGTATAAAGATTTTAGAGCATTTCTTGCAGGCTTTAGGCTTGAAGTAGCCTTGTGGATATTTGCTTGGATGAGCTGTTTGTTTGCTCTTTGGTCTATTGAGTTTTGTATATACTAATACTTGACTTGGCTCAGGATTGTCTTTAGCATTACCTAGTAAGAGTTCCCCTGAATTAACCTTGTTTTTGTCATTATAGTTACCCATAAAGTCATCCTTAACTTGTTAGTCAAGATGAAAGTTTTTGCTGAGTTTCTTGTAGGTAGTCCAGCAGCCTTTTGGTTTGCTGTGTGTATGTCTCCACTAACTACCTCACGTCCATAAGCACCGCCATCATAGCGTGCTAGATAGTGTGAGAGTGTCCTAAGCTCAAGTCCGCTAGCGTCACAGCCAACTAGCTTGTAGCCCTTTGGCACTATAAAGAGTTCTCTAAACTCTGTTTGATACTCTCCTGCTGCTCCATAGAGATAGTTGCCATCTTTGTCTATCTTTACAGCAGGGACTTGTGCCACGTTTGGTCTTGAGTGGGTCATCCTACCAGTTACTGCTCCACAGCTATTAACATATCCGTGAATACGTCCATCACTCTCACAGCACCCTATAAGAGCTTGTGAGCCAGTAGCTAGCTGTGAAAGTCTTTTGGATATTAGCTGATACTCACAGAGCTTAGGAGCTTCAGGATAGCTTAGGTGTTCTAAGACCTCTGTATCAACCTTTGGCTCTCTAGTATCTGTATAGCTTTCAGGATGCCATTTATATTTTTCTATAAAGAATTTAGCTATATCAGCTCCTGAGCTTGGCTTAAACTCCTTTAGCTTTAGCTTTGTAAATGGCACACCCTTTATGTATCCTTTAGTCTTGTTATTGACCTTTGGAGTAAATTCTCCATCACTCTCTAGTCTTGGTCGAAACAGCTCCCTAAACTCTTTTAAGAGCTCGCTCTGTCTTTGTAAGAGCATTATGTAGAAGTCTTCAGCTCTCTCCTTATCAAACATAAACCCAAAGGCTATCTGTCTTGATATGACCTCTTGCACTCTATGTTCTAATGTAAGGGCATAGCTAGCCTCTAGGTTAAACTTACTAAGATACTCTAGTAAGGCTACGGTAACTCTAACGTCCTGCTCGCAGTAGTCGCTCATCTCTTTGCTCCACTCTTGCCAGTCCGTAGTCTCTCCATAGTCTCCCTTTAGCACTCCTAAACGTTCTCCCCAAGCTCTTAGCGAGTGTGAGCCATAAAGCTTAGTGCTTATGTTTTTCTTTGCAAGGTCTAACTCCTTAATGTCCGCTAGGGCTAGCCTAGCCATCACAAGAGTATCTAAGACGTTCTTAGGCTTAAAGGAGGGGTAAAGCTTCTTTATAGCTGGTATGTCAAAGGCTATTATGTTATGTCCGCAAACCTCTGCACCATCTAACCTTGCTACACCTTCGCTAGTATGCTCTTTGTCATATCGCTTATATTGTTTTGTATCTGTGTCATAGATAGTCATTGTGTGTATCTTGGATAGCTCATTTAGTAAGCCATCAGTCTCAATATCAAAAACTAGCATTTCTCTCCTTTCTGCTAAAAGTCTGTGTTCTCCACTTTGGTCTCAACAACCTTTAAGTGTTCGTTGTCATCTTCATCTATTGCTTCTAGCCTACCTGTCTCTCTGTTATATCTTAGGCTATCTGCAACGCCTGTTATACCTATCTCTCTGTTCTTTAGGATACGTAGTGTTGAAATGTCTTTAGTATCTCCGTCAGCTTGTTGGTTACGCTCTAGGGCTATTACACTATCGCTTAGTTGCTCTAGTGCTCCACTACCCCTTAAATCTGATAGGCTTACTTGAGCTCCTTCATTAAAGCTACCTTTGCTTGTTCGTTTAAGATGAACTATTGCATCTATATGGCAACCTGTCTCTTCTACAAGTGAGCGTAAAGAAGTCATAAGCATATCAATGTCCTTGCGTTCATTGTCGCTCTCATTACCACTTATAGCAATGCTTATATGGTCTAAGAATACGTGAGTTACTCCAAGACCAACTACCATATAGCGTATCTCGTTTAGTAGATGTTCGCTCTCTAGTGAGCCAAAGTGTTTATAAAAGACTATCCTGCCACTATCAAATAGCTTAGCCTTAGAGGCTTGCCACTCATCAGCAGTAAGTACGCTTGGGTTGTATCTTAGTATCGCTAAGGGGATATTGTTATCAAGAGCTACGAATGCTTGAGCTGTCTTTTTAATGTTCTCTTCAAGAAATATCATACCTATCTTTGCACTCTCATTTGCAAGCACAAAGTGATAAGCTAACTCACGAAGTATTGTTGATTTACCTATACCACTACCAGCAGTCCAAATGATAAGCTCTCCACCTCTTGAGCCAAGTGTCATCTCTTGAAGTCTTGGATATGGATAAGCTATACCCTGCTTAACAGGTGCTATAAGCTCCTCTAGGTCTAGCTCATTTGAGCTTATGATGCCCTCAGGTCTCCATACCTTAGCCTCTTTAATGTTCTTATGGATGTCTGATAGCATACCTTTTACTAGCATCTCATTAGCGTCCTTACCACCACTCCAATAGCACATCTTTACGCTACCTGCTTTAAACAAAGAGGCACACTCTAGCATTGCTTTACGTCCTACCTCGTCATTATCAAGAGCTAGTATGATTGTCTCATATTGATTTAGATAGTCAAGCTGTTTTGCTAAAGCTTTCTTAGCCCCTTGAGCTCCGTTAGGTATGCTTACTACTGGTCGCTTGTTGTTATAGACTTGTGAGACACTAAGGGCATCTATCTCTCCCTCAACGATGATGATAGCATTTGCGTTCTCCTTGCTCCAAAGCTGTGCTCCATATAATGGGAGGTGCTTATCTCCAAGTACTGCAAAGCTCTTATCAGGATACCTTACCTTCTGAGCCACGACCTCTTGTTTATCGTTATAGTAGTTTGCTATCTGACAAGTGTTGCCTTTGCTATCCTTGCCTATCTGATAGTTCCAAAAGGCACACGTAGCATAGCTTATCTCTCTTTTGTTTAGAGGTTTGATAGTGCCATTAGCTATCATAGTGCCTTTTACTTTTGGCTCAGGTTTAGTTGTTTGTTGTTGCATTTCATCTACCTTTCCTACCTTTTCACATACGAAGCAGTACGTAGAGCCATCAGAGTATATAGCCTTACCATCACTACTACCACAGAGCTCACAAGGCTCGTGCCTCAAAAAGTCTGCCATAGCTATCTCCTTAGTTTTACAGCTATGTCTGCAAGATTTATAAGGCTCTCTCTACCACTCTCATCTTCAAGTACTAGAAGGTTTGATTTGTAGATACCTGTTATGCTCCCTTTCGTTCCATCTATAAGCTCTACTCTGTCATCAATCTTGAAGTTTCTTATATGAAAGCTACGTTGTCCTTTGAGGGCTTCTCGTTTCTCTGCTTCACTTAGAAGTCTCCAAGATGGGTCAAGATGATACTCGGCATACTTGTTGCCACTATACTTTGACCTCTTTATCCTAGTCTCTATATCCCAGCCTTTATGCCTTAGGTTGTGTATGTGATATGCTAGAGTTGAGCCTATTAGTCCTAGCTCTCTTGTAGCTACCACAGGGTTAAGCGTAAGCCCTAGCTTTAAAAACTCAAGGACTTGTTTTTCTTGATTGATTATTATTTTTTTACCCATTGTTTTATGTACTCCTTATTAGTAGCATTAACAGGCTCAGCTATCCAAGCAGGAGGGATATGCCCCTCACTACATTTGATGCCATTGCTTCTGCACCACATCGCGTAGGACGTCTTAGAGCCTTTGTTTATCTTTTGGTCTTGCTTTTGAAACACGAAGCGTATGTCTAGGTCAGGGTAGTTAGCCTTGATAGCTTTATGCTTTTGTCTATCAGGACTTGTAAATCTACCCTTTATTTCTACGATGATGCCGTTGGCTAACACAAGGTCAGGCACATAATGCTTAACCTTTTGTAAGGGTTGGTAAGGTATCTTTACAGCTTCATAGTCATACTTGATGTTAAACTTAGTTAGCTCATCAGTAAGAGCTGCTTCAAAGCCACTTCTAACTCTCTCACCTTGTTTGTTTAGCTGTGGCTTAGAAGTCCTCGTCATTTACCTCGCCCTCATCTGTGTCATCGTCTGCATCCATAGACGGAGTTGAGCTGTATCCTTCTTCTTCTCCAAAGCCATAGTCTTTAGCGTCTCCGTTACCACCACTTACAAGGTTGATAATCTGTACTGCATTTAGATAGAGCGTTACGCCATTGTTTGTGCCATTGAAGTATCCGCTAGGACTGAAATTAACTATCATAGTAGTGCCATTGTAGATTGATATAGGCTCTTTGATTTGCTTTAGCTTGCTATCAAATACAGCAGGAGGTGTCTTCTCTACTCTCTCGCCTTTCTTATTTACAAAGGTAGCTTTAGCTTTAAACTTGAATATTAAGTTGCCTGTCTCATCGCCATTGTCATCAGTCTCAGGCTCAAAGCCAAGATGCTTAGGCTCTTTCTTAGCTTTCTTAGGGTCATCTAGGGTTGCTTTGAAGTCATCATAGGTAGCCTTTATCTTTGCTACTATCTCTTTTACCTTTGGATTTTCAGCGTTTAACACCAAATCTACGTGATACTCTCCATCATCTTTAAAGCGAGTATCAGGCTCATATAGCCAGCACCATCTAGCTTCTCCAATAGGTGTATTAAGTTTTGCAAGTTTCTTTTTAGTTTCTGCCATAGTCGTTCTCCTTATATAGTTTGTAGCAGTTGGTCTAATGAGCGAATATATTTATTCTGTCTCATATAAGTTTCATTGTTGAATAGCCTCTTAACCTCTCTTTCATACACTCTAGCAGGTGCATCTAGTGCATCTGTCTTTGGTCTTATGAGTGTTTTTAAAGAGATGCCTTGAGCTATCGCCTCTTTTAACTGACACGGATGTAGCCCTATTGCTACGAGTTCCCAGTAAAGCTTAGTGTTTAGCTGCTCTCCTTTCTTTAGTTTGTGATACGCTGTTGTGATTGTTTTGTTTGAAGTCATAAAACGCCTCCTCAAGGTTTTTCTTCCAATAGGTGGCGTGTGTTAGGGAGTTGTTTTTTATAAAATGGTATGGATTAAGATTAGGTTAAGCCCTAAAAAGATAGGGCTAAGAAAAGAAGTATGTAGAGTTTAGGACTTTTGTAATATCTAAGTTGCCTTGTTTAGGTAGCTCAGGGAGCTTCTTAGCATTCTTAGGGCTAAGCTGTGATGCTATCTCGTCTCTAAACTTTGCTAGGTTATTTTCACTATACATCTTTACAAACTCTTCACGGAGTGTATCACGTAGAGTATCAGTGTTTCCAGCGTGAGTTGCAAAGCTATCGTGTATCATTGCAAAGTTCTCTACACCTTTATTAAGACAAGCATCAATCGTTAGGACTAGATGTGAAGCGTCCATTGAGTGTATGTAGTTAGGAGATTGTCCGTTAGTTGTAACTCTACTATCTATCTTTTTATCGCTATCTTTTGCCTCTTCTTCTACACTTAGTCTCACTCTAGTGCCTCCCCAATATGTTTCAACAAGCTTTGATGTTAGCTTGCGATACTCTTGTTTTACCTTGAAGCCACTTGGAGTAGTCCAGTATAGTGGCTTATCTTCTTTTGTTGCTACTCTTGCCACGTCCTTTAGAAAAGCCATAGCATCCTTTGAGGCTACTACAACTTTCTCTATACCTTCTCTGTTTCTATCTGCTAGATATACACACATCTTAGCAAAGCTTGTATCAACAAAGGTGTAGTCTTTTGGATTAAGCTCAGATAGTAGTTGTTCTTTCATACCATCTCTACTTGCACCATAAGGAGTAGTCATAGTATTTCTCTTTGTTACACTTCTATCAACTCTCCCCACTAGAGGTTTAGCTTCAAGCACACCATTAGCTGCATCTATCTCTACAACCTTTGAGACTTCTTTTGCTACCTCTGCATAGATGTCGTTAGGCTTGTCTATATCTCCGTTGATAACGTTTGTGGCTAGTGCTCCCCTCTCATCAAGAAGTAGTGCTGAGAAGTGTTGTATGCCACTGCAAGAGCCATCAAGAGGCACAGGTAGATAGCTGATAAACTCAGGGCTATATCCACTAGCTACATAGTCGCTCCACTCAAAACAAAAAGCTAGAAACTTAAATGACCCTTTTGCTTTAAACCACCAGTTGTTTGTATATGGGTCTGCTGCTACTGCTAGAATGTCTTTCTCGTGAGCCTTAGCCCAAGCCCATCTCTCACTCATAGGGAGCTTATCATCTCCAAAAGCATTCGCACCTAGCATTGAGAGCCATTTAGCCCCTTCAGCTCCTAGAGCTACGCCGTTGGCAAACTTAAGAAGAGCCTTAGATAAGTCATTGCCTTGTGGGTTAGGACAACCACCACTTTGAATAGGGTATATTCTGCCTCTCCAGTCTAGGTTATAGCAGTAGTAAAACTCTTTCTCGTCTTTAAACTTCATAGCAGTTGCTATCAAAGACACAAGAAGAAGTCTTTTACCTCTATCACTTATCTGTTTTCTGTAAGTTGCTCTACTTAT